GATCCATTTCTTACATCTTTTTACTTCTTGAGGTCTGTGCTCAACACAAATTCAAAAAAATGTGTAGAATTCAGGTTCTCGGTTAGCCCGCTTAGCTCAGTGGTAGAGCAACCGCCTTGTAAGCGGTAGGTCGTCTGTTCAAGTCAGTCAGTGGGCACCAAACAAACATGATAAGCCCTGATATAGCATGATATATCGGGGCTTTTAGTTTAGTTTCCTGATCTATTCTGATATAACGTGATTTAAATAGCAGATAAATCGCAGATTTAATCGCAGATTTAATCGCAGATCGTTTTTAGATGTTGGAGACTAAAAAACAATGGCGACTATCAATAAAAAACCGACAGGCTCGTTTGAAGTTCAGTGGTACGAAAATAAAAAACGTAGATCAAAGTCCTTTAAGACTAAAAAAGAGGCGCGTGAATTCGCTTTAGCTATCGAAACAGCACCTAAGAACAAATCATCTACGATTCTATTTAAAACGTTATTAGAGCGTTATAGAGATACTGAGACTATAAAAAAGCGTGGCGCACGTGCTGAAACAATACGAATCAATAGATTAATAAATCTGCCATTAGCGCAGCAGACGTTAGCAGATTTAACTGTTAAAGATTTTCAAAATTGGATTGATACGAGATTAGAGCAACCGGCGCCGAGGGGAGGGACGATTTCACCTGCTACGGTATTACGAGAATACGCGACGATTTCATCTGTCATTAACTACGCACTGAAGAACGAGATTTTAGAAAAGAGTCCGATTGTCGGATTGAGATTGCCGCGTGAACCTGAGCATAGAGAAAGAATAGCAACGCCTGAAGAACAAGAAGCATTGTGTTTAGCGGCTGGCTGGGATATGAAGTCTGTACCTACAAGCGCCACGCAGTTAACAGCTTTAGCGTTTATTTTTAGTTGTCGTACCGGTATGCGCGCAGGTGAGATTTTAGCAATAGAGCCGGCGTGGATTGAAGGACACGTTATACATCTGCCTAAAGAGATTACTAAGACGGCAAGTAAGCGTGACGTGGCTCTAAATAGTGACGCTCTCAGACTATTGAATTTAGCTATCGAGAGCAAAAGAGATAGATCACCAAGGGTTTTTAGCGCGCTCGGTGAGCATAATAGAGAAGTGATTTTTAGAAGAATTCGCGAACGTGCAGGCTTAGGAGAAGTTACTGATTCGGCAGGTAACGTAATTAAAGAAGCTCTACATTTTCATGATGGGCGCGCCACGTTCGCGACGTGGGCCGCAAGCCCTGACCCTGAGACGGGGGCGCCCCGTTTAGACGTACTCGCGCTAGCACGTCAAACAGGGCACAAAGATTTAAAAATGCTACAACGCTACTATCGCGCTACAGCGTCGGACATTGCTAAGCGACTGGATGAAGCGCGACTCGAGAACGTCGCTCGCGTTCTCGTTCTATCCAGTTCATAACGTCGCGTTTGAACCAACGCCGGCGCCCGTTATCGACTAAAAATGTGGGCGCCGGAAAACTTGGATTTGCAACGACTTGACGCGCCACGACGGAACCAGCCGAGCAACCGAGAATGAAACAAACGTCATCGAACGATAAAAACTCTTTACTCTGCTCAGCTACGATTTCTTGCGCTAGACGCTTGTAATCAATATCGCTCATGACGCACCTCTAAAATTTTAATTTGCTGTTATTGACTACAGAATCGAAAAACTCGACGTAATCCTCTGAATACGATTGTTCGAATCGAACGTGAAAACGAACGAGATATTTCATGCGCAGCTCGTCGTCGGTCATTCCGAGCGTTTTTGCGAATAGGCTATAAATAGCGTTTAATTTTTCCTCGCTGTATTCCTCGTAGGTATCAGCATTGAGGATGATCGTTTTCGCCCATTCGGGAATTTCGATTTTGTCTGTATTGTGTTTGAGAGAAATTTTCAGGTGATTCGTCATTTAAATTTGTCCTTTATTCGTTGTAGTTGTCTTTCAGCTTTTGCGTTCATTATTCTTTCGATGTACTCGGCTAATTTTTCGTCACGGAGCATTAGATATTCAATCTGACGCGCCACTAAAAGCACGTCTGCTAATTCCTCACTGATCGAAAAATCCACATGACCGAACTCACGCAAAGCCCCCTGATAGTCGTATTTTTGTGTGAGCTCGCCGGATTGAATAAGTACGAATTTTTTAGCGATGACGGCTGCTAGCTCGGCTCCTTCTTCGCCTAACTTGCATATCTGTACGTTCATGCCGTAATAATTGGCAATAGCATGAATTTTTTCCTGTAGATTCATTTATTCCACCCATAAAAAAAGCCGCTGTTACGCGGCCTTCTTGTCTTTTGATTTCGTCATTTAGTGATGTCTAAAACGTATTCACACGCTATGCCGCATTCCGGCATGATTTCCGTCGGATAGTTTCCAGCGTCGGGCGGCAATTCGTCTAAATACATTCGTTTTCCTTGATAATTACATAGTCTCGCGCCTAGTCGTCTCGACTGCTCAGCACGTTTTTGAAACACGTCTGGAAAGTCAACCCGTATTTTATTCCAATAACCCACCCCTCCCTTCACACAGCCGATACAGTTGTTATTCTGATAGCCTAATTTGTACATCGCAGGTAATGCGATGTCAGCGCGCTCAAGGATTTCAAGGCATTCGGCTTTAGTAAGTCCGAAGTCGATCAGCGGCGCCCAGATTTTTACGTTATTGTTAGCGTCGATAAATCTATCTAAGCGTCGTTTTTCTTCGATTGTGTAGCCGAAAACTTGAGTATCAGTAGGTTTCTCGAAACTTTTACGAACCTCCTTTTTTAATAGACGCGTGCAGGGTGCTCCAGCAATTCCAGCCATATAGCGACACTTTTCAAACGTATTAACGATAGAGCCGTCGTACTTTTCATTACGTAAGACGGTAATCGGCACACCGAACCATTTCTCGCAGTCTTTTAAAAACCGCTTGTTATCGGGGTGCTCTTCTCTGACTTCGGTATACGCGACTACGACTTCATCGAAACGATGCTTTTTCTTGTTAATCTCGATTGCTGTATGCGTCGCTACAGCACTGGCGGCACCGCAGGAAAACCAACAAAGTAATCTATTTGTCATTTACTTAGGCATTAAAAAAGCAGCTAAAGAGCGGCTAACTGATTTAAAACTTCTTCTCGTTCGATTTTTAGGTCGAGTAATCTCAGGCGTCGTTCTAACGACTCTTTGAGATCATCGTTTTCGTTAGTTTTAGATGATGTCGAAACAACCTCTTTTTTCTCAGAAACCCCAATAGATTCAGGATTTAAGGCCGCTGCCTTAGCTGGCGCCGGTTGCTCGTTTAACGACTCCTTTACCGAGTCTGCGAGAGATTTGAACCTAAACGGGTCAACAATGCTAATGCTTGGCGGTTGTATCGGATAGTCTTTTGTGTAGACATTCGGCACTAATTTTCCGTTTACGTATTTTGAATCTGTAAGCTTTATTTCTCCGATAGGATCATCGCTTATCACACGTCCATAACACTTAACTTCTTCAGCTCTTTGAAGAATTTCGTCATACGTATAGTACGGCTCAGGAGGCATTTGATAATCAATCATCTCAGGATCAGTCGCTAGATCCTCGCTATAGTAATAGCCAAGAAAAACATGATTATTACTATAAGTTCGATACGCTCTAACGCTAGTTTTAAATATTTTCAAACTAATAGCCGTGCCCCCGCCTAAGCAAAGATTTACTCGCGTTTCTCTATGCGATTTATCGAGAATGAAGTTTTTGATCGCCTGATCTACTTGTTTCTGCGGGCGTAACGGTATGATTTTTCTTGGCATGATTAAGCTTCATCTATCGCTTTTAACGCTACTTTGTTGTTGATAAATTCGGATGATCGACCAGGTATCTCATGCCTTCACCTCTTTATCGTTACGTCGCTCGACGACTTCCATCAAACAGTAATTAGCTAAGTCGAGTAACGTATCGTCGACTTTTTCGTCAGCAACTTGCAAGCGTTCGCCATTCAAAAGCAACGTCTTAATACGCTCCATTTTGTCCATTAAGCGGACTAAGATCGCGTTAGGCACCTCCTTACGTACTTTCGCGAACGAGTCTCCGTAGTCAGCGTTTTTTCGGCTGTAAATGTCGTTTAGCTGATCGCATAACGTTTTATGAATTTCGATTTTGTTCATCATTAATCCTTAAATTAAATAAAACTGCATATATATCGCGTTCCATTTTTTTGACGATTGAAATCTCTTCTTCGAGCATCGTTAGAAACGTTTTAGCGATAAATTCATCCTGATTTTTTTCCTCTTTTAGATGCAGCAGAGCAGGAGTTGCTAACGTTTGATTGCTTTCTAAACGATGTAACGAAGTACCTAAAGACCACGCTAAATTAACGAGTTTTCTATGAGCGTCTAACTCGACTTTTGATACGTATTCTTTCTTCACGATAGATAATAAAAAAGCCCTCCGAAGAGGGCGTAAAAACTATTTAAGAATTACGAAAGTGGCCTTAATTGCACCAGTTGTATATTTTTTGAACGGGTAATAGAGACCTGTATACCCATCGGTGTTATTTCGACATGGCACGTATTTCCATAATCCACGTTTAATTTCTTTAACATCTGATGGTTGTATAGCTTCATTAAAATAATTTTCAATGGCCTTAAGAGCTTCATCGGCTTCAAGCCAGCCATAAAGAAGAATTTCTCCATCAACGCAGCTCATGACTTCGCCTAGTGAAAATAAACTTGACATTTATTTGTTCCATAAAAAAACCGCCATTTGGCGGTCATTCATTCAATTCCTCGGGCGTCGGCGGTTCGACGTTAAGCGCTCTAAAAGCTAAGACCTCATATTTAAAGTAACTTCGCCAAAATTCGTTAAAGTCTGCTTTTACATAGTCATCTACTGAAATGTAATCTTTTTGATCGCCGCGCACGTAAACCAAGTAATGACCACTCGCAGGCGGTAAAACGTCTGGGAATGGATTCCAAAAATTGAGTTTGTATTCTTTGGTTTCAGCGATTTCTCCTTTAGAAATCGTAGTAGAGCTGGAAAATCCGTTGGCTTCGTCAAGCTCGAAGCAAATAAATGACGTGTTATTCGCCATTTGTCGATTTACCTGATCTTCTACGAAATCCTCTCCGTAGAGAACGACTAAGGCATTTTCAAGCGATTTATTTTTGAATCGATACTTATTCGTCATTCGTTAGTCTCCTTCTTCCGGTTCGCTTTCGTCGTCTTCCCACGGCATAGGGTCGTAAGGCTCAGGTAATTCACGAAAGGCCAAAACGTTGCTTTGCGCAAAAATATCGCTATTATTTAAACCGAATAAACATAGATCAACCCCCTTGTAGGTGTCTCCGTTATCGCGTGTACGTAAACGTGTGACTAAGTAATATCCACGCCTTGGCGGTTTAACTTCGGGATAAGGATTCCAGTCGTCCGGCTTGTACTCAGGAACGTTTACAAAACGCTCCTTTTCAAGTCTCAACATAATATTGTCATTATCATCGGACAAAAGGATGAAGCTTGATCCTTCATCCATTTGGCGATTACAACGCTTTGCAATTTCATCATCAGAGAGCAACCGGAGGATCATTGCTTTTACTGCATCAGGATCTTTAATCTTCCACATCGTTTTTCTCCTTGCTTTTAAGTTGAAGCTCTACGCCTTTCGTGACCAATCGCCATGCTTCGAGGCTCATTCCAATTTGTTTTCACCATTGAGATCAAATTCTCTGACGTATCCGAAAAATGACGTTTTAATAGGCATTATTTGTGCTCCTTCAGTTGCATGAGTGGCGCTGGCAACGTATCGCCTCCGAGGTATGTCGGTAACTTTCCATCCCAGCGGCTAATCGCTTCAAGCATGAGTACCTGAGGATTGTCACGTAACGCTTTAGCTCGAATAGCGATAGATTCAGCCTCAGCCTTAGCTTTAGTAAGCTGTGCATCCGCTTCGCCTTGAGCCGCTACGCGTGCTTTTTCGGCCTCGGCTTTAGACTGCGCTACTTCGTTTTCTCTGAGCATTGCGCGCTGTGTAGCTTCGATTTTTGCGTTAATCGATTCGCGCACTTGAGGCGGATATTCGATATCAGACGCCCAGGACACCCGGATGATGTGAATCCCGACGTCCTCGAGCTGATGCCGCAGCTCTTCGGTAACATGCTCGAGCAATTTGGATTTCCCGTTTGCCGTCAATTCGTTAACATCCATGAGAGAGGCGTATTTAATCAGGGCGTCGGAGACGTTCTGGCGCAGGTTCACATCGGTGATTTCTTCGACGCCTTTTCTATACGTCTGAAAAACTTTCGTAGCCATCGACGGCTTAACTTGGTACTCAACGCCTATACGTGCATTGACCGCCATGGCGTCCGAAGTCTGAAACGTAAACGGTACTTTGTACGTATGGAGCTGATTAAACGTAGGGAATAGATAAGCCTGCTCATTCCATGTAAGCAGATAGCGGCCTACTCCTAATTCCTCCTGCTGGACGCCTTTATCTGAGCCGTACAAATTGACTTTAACGCCGACGTAGCCAGCAGGCACAGTTTGCAGATTACAAAGCGTGTAAATACCACCAATAACGATGGCTGCCGATACTCCGGTAATCGCGGCGATTGTTGATAATTTCATTCTTGATTCTCCTGCTCTAAGATTTTTAAAACGATTGAATAAACGAGATACGTCAAAAGCATGAATAAACCGATTAACAAACATCCGATTAAGAAAGTCGGTAAATCGGACGATACTATTAACGGTAAAAACGAAACGCTAAAGACGATTAAAGCTACGCATATAAATACGATTTTCATTTTTCTTTCCCGTTGATATCTACCTCTAACTTACAAAGAAAGACCGTTACAAATGCAGAACAATCAGAGCTAACGCCAGTTAGTTTTAGAGGGCTAGTTTTTTCGTTTTCAGGCGGGAAAAATTTAAAGTCGATCACATAATCTTTTCCTATCTTTTCAACGATTTTCACGTATTCAGATTGAAACCAGCAGAATCGGCTATTCTCGTAAGACGTTTCTTTTTTAGGAAATACAACTCTAAAATCAGGGTATTTTCCATTAATCGGCTTATATTTAATCGTTAAATCGCCAATAGAAAGCTCCGTGTTTGTAATGTAGACATTTGCGTTAGGATCGCAAACACTAGTAGCTGCTTCTATAACGTTTCTCGGTATGATTACTTCACCAGTTCCGTCAATATTCAACTCTTCAAGGTTTTCAAGTAAAACCAAAATATGACCATTTGTTGCCGCAATTTTCCTATCGTTAAAATTTACATACAGTCCATTAAGAAAATATCGTATGTTATTTTTCGGAATTACTTTAAGTAACGATCTAAGATGTTTTCCTTTCATTTGTTTATAACCGGAGGTTTGTTAATTAAGTGTTGACGAATTTCGCTTAATGTTTGAAGCCAATCTCTATATTCATCGTGCCAGCTTGTATTAAAGCCTTGTCTTATTTCGTCCTTTAAATCCTCGATTTCTCTATCGAAAAAACGAATAATGTAACGATGATTTTCTTCGCCGATTAGAACGCTTTCAGCGTCTTTTACGTAGCCAAATCCTTCTTCTAACGACTTTAAAATTCCGAGACTCGTAATTAAGATAATCGCTGACGTAGCATCGTGATCTGCGAAAATTTCAGAAAACGCATTTTTGATTTCTTTGTAATCGTCTAACGAATATTTGTAATATTCGTATTTCGTAATTGTGTAACTACTCATGTTTCCTCCAAAAGAAAACCCGCTATCTAGCGGGCTTATCGTCGTATGCGACTTGTTTCTGCTTGATCTTTAAGTGCTTTTAAGAATTTCACTTATCGTCATAACGGATGAAGTAACGTAGTTAATACGTTTACGAAAATTTATAAATTTGCAATCGAATTTATTTATGCGAATGCGTATAAATCTTTTTGCGTCCTTTAAAGAAGAAAATTCTTGATTAGATAACTCTGGATTAAAAATTTTTATTAAGGGATTTATGGTTATAACCTTCCAGCCTTTTCGTTCTTTATTAACGTAGCCGACTACTATGTTTCTATACCAAACGATATAGCCTAAAAAACAAATATCAAATCTGATTGTCTGCATTATCCGCACCATCCCTTGAGCTTTTTAGAAATCTCTCGCTTAGCGATAATCAGTTTTTCGTAGTAAGCCGACGGAAACGACGCCTTTAAAAAAGAATTTAATTCGTCATCTTTAACTTCAAACGGTCTAAACGTCCAGTAACCCTCAAACGTTTTAAAAAGCATTCCTACGAGCGTGCCGTCTAGCGTAACTAGGTAGCATTCGTGATCGTGCCAAACGTAACTAACACGCATAGCACTTCTCCCACGTGTCCACAGCTTCTCGGACGAGCTCTTTGATTTTGTCGATGTCGCGTCGCCAAGGAACGGCATAATGATCGAGCCAGTTGCAAATGAAATCGTCGAGCACTTCTTCATCTAGCGATTTACCTGCCCATTCGGTGACGTATATCCAGCCTTTTTTAGGCAAAAATCTCAGCGTTCCGATTCTTTTGTCGTTACGCATAACGATGTAGTAACCGTTAATCACGTATAAAAAATTTACGTTTACTCTCATGCAAAAAGAGCGCCAGTTATTAGCGAGCGCCCTGTAATTCGTTTAGAAGGGGATTTCGTCCGGTGAGAAATCGCCACCCGGCGCCGCTGGAGGAACTTGCGCCGGAGCCGTCGCGTAAGCGCCTCTAGGCGCTGGTGCGCTTTCGAATCCGTTAGACGATTGAGCGGCTAGTTTTTTAAGCGGCTTGTCCTTTAGATTCTTTAGCTTAGCGTCTACTGCTTTCGCTTCGGCTTGGTCGAGGATTTCGGCTGCATTCTGACGTGTGCGAGGGTCAAACGGTGTAAGAAGATTCAAACGAACCATCGTTTTAATTTCGCCGTTGATATCGTATTCTTCCGGCGCCGCCTGAATGAGCAGACCGATAGGCTTGCTCATGAGATCAACGAAGAAATATCCGACTTGTTCTGTGCCTTGACGGTCTTTAAAACGACGTTGCTCAGCTTTGAGACTGCGTACACGGCAAACAGTCATCAGGCTGTCGAGAATAGCTCTAGAGAAAGTCGGTTTACCTGATTTGTCATAAATACACATGCTCATGTGAGCACGTTCGAGTTCGAGCGTCTCGAAATCGATATCGAGCATTTCGGCGCCGGATTTAGATTCATAAATGCGTGCAGCAGTGATCGAACCGACGTATGCGCCGGAGGTCGTGATAAAAGAAGTGCCGCCTACAGTACGTGCGGCTTTAACGTCTAAGGTCATTTCAGTATGTAGCATTTTCTACCATCCTGTTATTAGTTAATGAAGTGTGAGAAGGGGAAGACTCGAGACCGTAAAACTCGCAAATCGTTCGGTCTACAGCCGCGAGGTCGTTATCTATGAGTTGTTCGTTAAACATCCCCATAGGGCTTTTAACAGTGTCTGAGCCGCTGTTTTGCGTTGAGAAAAGGTAATTTCCGTTTTCGACGTGAGTACGAAGCACTGTAGTAAACATGCCTTCAACGACGATTTTGTCGTCTAACAGCTTGCCCAGTGTCTTAATCCGGACGCGTCCGAACTCGTCGGTCTGCGTATGCGCTAACACGTAAACGCGTTTATTTTCAGCCAGCTCGGAGGCTGTCTTAGCAACGTCGAAACCTACGCCGCCGATATCCGTAAATTTGTCGAAAGATTTTTCGTTACGACGCGCCATAAACTGGTTAGCTAAGATGTACTGCCAGTCGTCAACGATGATGATGTCTGCGTGCGTACGACGCATAGCGGTGAGAATGTAAGACGGGTTAGACGTTACATAGACGTTCCCGTTCGGATTCTCACGCGTTTTTTCTTTCCAGCCGTTGTTACGAAACGGCAGAGGTTTACGAAGCGGCTGAATAAGTAAACACTTAGCCGGATCGAAGTTTCTTAGCGAGCACGTTTTACCGCTGCCGCTTTCACCAAGCACTAGACAAGCATAGCTCATAAGGTTTATCCTTTTTATTACTGGAATTCAGATGTTTTCATTAAAAACGCCCCAGTCGTTACAGCGATTGAGGCGTTTATTCCATTAACGCGGCGATTAGCTCAGGCATACAGAACGCTAAAACTATCGCGCCGAAAAAACATACGGCGCCGGCGAAGTCGTTAACGTTTTCGACGCTTACGTTATTAACGAGCTGGCGAACTAATCGAACGAGACACGTAAGAAGAAGCACCCATGCGCCTGTAACGATTACGAGGTGGGCGCCGTTCATGCCCTTGAAAAACATGATGTTTCTCCTTTTCTATGTAATAAAGACCACATTCAAAAGCTCCCCTAAGCGCAAAAATTGGAACTAAAAAAATTGGTAAAAGCCTGAGGAGCTTATGAAGATGGTCTGAACTTGTACGTATTTTGAACAAGTTGGGCGTTAAAGACATAAGAAAAGCCCGCCGGAGCGGGCTATCGAAGTATTCGGAAATTCCTAATAAGATCACAAACGTATTCGTCTTTGTAAAACACTCTAAATTCATTTTTAAAAGACGTGTACTCCGTAACTTTTTTACGTTCATAGGTGGCTAACATGTTTTCTCCTAATAATTCGAATTTCGGGTTAGGCCTGTAAGGCTTCAAATCTTGCAAAAATGACCTCTAGCTCGATGAGCGCTCGTCTTTTTGTTCGGAAACTCAGACCGAAAACGTTTGCCAATAACAAATCGTTTACCTTGTCTTGTTCTTTCATGAAGAATCCGGAAAAACGCCAGTCATTAGGCTTCGGCCTAATTAGGCTGATGATGTTTTGACCCTTGTAATAAATCTCATAAGCTCGAGGGACAACGCGCTTAACTTTTAAAAGCATTTTTTCTCTCCTGTAAGAAACAGAAGCGCGCCGAAGGACGCTAACGAGAAATCCTCCGAAACACGTTAGCCGACGCGCTTGTGTTTACGCTCTGCTGCTGTTCTTGCGAGAGCGTGTAACTCAACTAGCTTTTATGTATGCTGGTAACTAGTAACCTCGTAAGACTTTCTGTTCTTGGCTGTCTTAATTCACCTCAGCGCATGTTTTCTACTCATACGCGTATCAATCACTTAGTATTTAAGAGGGGGTCTATGGCGCCCAAGGACGGCTTTACAGACCGTCAGGCCTCTTTGTCGTTCGGCGACTTTCGCCTCAGACACCGCCCGTAATCGGCGGCTGGCATTTTTTCGTTCATCGTCTTTCGACTTCACGGCAGGTTAGTTCGATTTAACCAGTCCCCACTGCCCTAAATTGTCGGTTTCAAACTATGTTTCTTTATCTCTCCGTTCGGAAATCCAAACGTTATTCATTTGGATTTCTGAATAGAATAATAAAGAAACTAACCGACAATATCAAGTTTTCTAAACACTATTTTTTGCAAAACTAGGGAAATTACTAATGTTTGGGCATAAAAAAAAGCGCTCCGAAAATGGAGCGCTTAGAATTAAATGATTAGTTATTCTTCTTTCTGACCTAATCCAGTATCACCTGCTTCAATTTTTTGGAAAATCTCGATTATCTGATCTTTGTAGTTGTATAAGTTTTCGACTGATTCGATAGGGAAAGGAGGTTCAACTCTCAAGAATCCATAAAGGTCTAGCTTAAGCCGTTCAGGATTCTTAAAGTAGAAACGAACAATCGTCTTTCTATTGTTATCGTCAAGCAATAAAGCACAATAACTCTTAGAAGGACGAAGGCTTAATCTGCCTACATCGCAAACGTCAGACAAAATAGCTTTAACGATATTCAATCCCATAATGTCCAACTCATTAGCAGCAGGCTCATTACTTTCTTCTGCTGGGGCGACTGGTTCGGTCTCTTTAACTTTAGATTCTTCGTTTTCGATAGCTTTTCTCAAGCGTGCGTTTACTCTTTCTTCAGTCCACTGTCTAAAAGACTCTTTTAATAAAGGAGTGAGCTTGTCTTTAACGTTCTGAGTAATTTTGCCATTCCATACTTTTTTAGCAAAAAACAGAACAAAATCCTCTTCCGGTTGCTCAAGTTGTTTAGAAAGAATTAACTTAAATTGCTTCGTAAATTTGAGTTGCTCCGCCTGCCTTATTGTGTTTTCGTCGTTGTATTTGTCTTTAGCAAGAAGCAACAACTTGTCTAACGTATCTTCGTCTAGGTTATCGAGACTAATTTCTAAGTATGGGCTATCGTCCATAACGTTATCAGCCTCTAGATCAGTAAAGAAACGGTATCTATTACCGTCTGTAAGAATGCCTACTCGAGCCGTTTTTACGAACGGGAAATAACGCTTTAATTGATCTAATTGATCTTTATCAAGTGGTGCTCCGTACGCCTTAGCCTCAATCAAAATAACTGGGTTCCCGTCCTTACATAAAGCGTAATCAACCCGCTGATCTTTCTTGACGCCAGCTTGGGCTTGGAATTCAGGAATAACTTCAGACGGATCAAAAACATCATATCCCAGTAACTGAATGAACGGCATGATTAACGCAGTTTTGGTTATTTCTTCGTTAATCAACGATGGGCCAGATTTAACCGCTTTTTGACCTAACAATTTGAATTTATCTATCAACTCCATGAGACTTCTCCTAGTAACCTACGGTTTTAAAGGACTTTATGACACGTCCGATAGTGAAAAATTCGACTTGAGAGTCGCTTTCTATTTCTATATCACGATATTTTTGATTCTCAGAAATTAAGATTAGTTTCTTTCCGATAGATCGCTGCACACGCTTAATAAAGTATTGACCGTCCAAGTACAAGAAATAGATACCGTCACGGTCGCATACGCGAGATTTAGTATCAACGAAAACAAGGTCACCTTCGCTTATCAACGGTTCCATGCTATCGCCAGTCGCGGTAACGATATTCACATCTTCAGGTGCATAGTGGGGAAAATTATTAAAAAACCACTTGGCACCTGCTTGTATCGTATCGACCAATTCCGATTCGTCAGAGAATTCAACCGGAGCAGTTACTTGCGGATACTTTCCGCAAAGACCTTGTAGATTTACTTTCCTAATAGTTACAGTATTTGGATTGTCTTCCGTGAGCTCTGGCCCATTTCCGGACATCAGCCAATCTACATTAACTCCGAAAAACTTAGCTAAACCGACGGCATCGTCATATTTAAGTTGAAGTGTCTTTCCGTCAACCCACCATTTAACCGTTGCTTTAGCGGCGCCGGTTGCCCTTGATACGTCTCCGATTGAAAGATTCCGCTCCTTCATCAGTTTTTGTAAACGCGTTGCGAAACTCATAACAACTCCTTTCACTTTTGCTTGATATTAAGAAAACTAAACACAAAAGTAAATAAACGTGAACGGAATATTTAGATTTACAAACGTTTAGAAAACTATATAATGAATAGTTGAAAAACTAAACTATTTGGTCGGATTATGAATCAGGACGATTTTAGAAAGGAAGCATTTAGAGAGGTGCTTTCCAGATATGAAGGAAAGTTCTCTAGAGACAAGGGACGCCAAGCTGCTATCGCTCGAGAGTTGGGAATAACGCCGTGCGCGGTTTCATTGTGGCGCGTTACAGGCATTCCTAAAAGCCGTATTCCGTATTTCAAATTAGCGTTTCCGGACTTGGCGATTTGGAAAAAAGCTCACTGAGGTGTCGTTATGAGTTTCTTACTCTCTCGTAACGCGGCTAAATGTACGCTCGGCAGTCCGAGCGCTAAAGCAGTTTTACGCTGTCTTTGCGACTATGCGGATGATGACGGTACAAACTGCCGCCCATCTACTGAAACGATCTCGCTAGAAACAGAATTAGACCGAAGAACCGTGTTTAAAGCAGTATCGTTTTTATCATCTAACGAATGGTTAAAAGTTTTTAACGCTGGACGCGGCTCACGTAATTTTTACGCCTTAAACGTACAAAAGATAAATAACGGTTTCGAGCAAGCGAAAGTTACTAAAGAAGTTTTCAAGTCTGAAAGCGGTATCAAATTTGATACTAGTAACGAAAATGCTACTAGTGACAAAAAAGACACTAAAAGCAGTGGCAAAAACGATACTAGATACAAAAATGATACTAGTAACAATAACGTAACTAGAAGTAGTAACAAAAATGTCACTAGTAACGAAAATGCTACTAGTGACAAAAACGTTAGTGGAGTGGTTACATTTTTGCAGGAAAGTGGTAGCAAAAATGACACTCAACTATATCAAGACTATACCAATACTAAATCAAATATAGATGCACGCTCTGAACCGGTAGAAGATGAACTACCACTCGTCGAGG